TTATATATCCGCAGCGTGGGACATAGCGTTAGTAATGAGTAATTCTTCATATACGCCACGGTAAGCTGAGGATGCAGCGATGACACTTGACCTGTTCATTGCTCTGAGATTGAAATTGTCTGCATAGAGTTCTCGAACTGCCGGGTGAAACGCGTTTGTAGAGACAATATGGCAGCCGCGGCTGGACGCTCGAGCAAGCGCTCTGCTTAGGCGCTCCTGATCGTCCCAGCTAAATATTTTCTCATTGTATTTAACGAAGCCATTTAGATTGTGTTTCACCGTGTAAGGTGGATCGGCAAATATAAGATCTCCGTCCTCCGCTAAATCAATGGTTGTCTCGAAGTCCTGAGCGTAAAGCTTGGCATTAGAAAGCTTTTGTGAGACAAGCTCGAAATTATCAGTGTCTAGCAGTACGTTCGTTTTAGTGCCTATTGGTACGTTAAAGGTGCCTTTCAGGTTAACCCTATATAGCCCATTCCAGCATGTTCGGTTTAAATAAATGAATCGGGCGGCTTTGTTGTGTATTGCTCTTGGCTTCGATGCTCGAATTTCGTAATAATAATCTTTGCAATGTTTTCTATGGTGTACGGATAAAGAGCGGTATACGCTCATCCAGTCGGCCTGAAGCGCTCGATATGTTTCAATCAGATCTATATTTGCATCGGATAAAATCGCCGAAGCGGATGGAAGGGAAAAATAAACAGCTCCGCTGCCAACGAAAGGCTCTATATAATTCTTAAAGTTCTTCGGGAAAATATCTATATGCTTCTCGGTTAGCCAACGCTTTCCGCCTGCCCATTTCAAAAAAGGCTGGACTCTAATCTCGCTCATGAGATCCCCCAGAGTGCGACCTTTTCCATTCTGGATAAAGACTCCACCTCGCTTGCAATCTTAGAATGTACAGTGAACCAGCAACCCGAGGGATGGTTTGCATTATGTATAGAAAATTCATCTAGAGCGTTAGACACGTCAATCCATAGGTCTTTTGCTTCTTCACTATCCAGGGGTGGGCAGCTTTTATCCCATAACCCGGCTTCGGCTAAATTATGCCCCCACCAAAAGCTCAGGTCATCGGCCGATAAGCTTGCTTTTCGTAGCAGGGATCTCACCGAGGCCGTGGCTAGTCTCAGTAGAAGATATGTTCTAGATAATACTTCTTGGAATTGCATCGGATCGTTCACGCTAGACTTTCCAGCCGCGAGCGTCATAGCAAGCAAGTCTGGTGTGTTTGTTTTTCTTGTAAGGAAATCAATAGCCTCTTGTCGTTGAATCCCAAGCGCCTTACAAGCGTTCTCCATTCGTGTTTTTAAAAGCTGCGCAGAATGGACCTCGCTGTCGGCTGGGTCTTTAAATTTGCTATTGAAAATACCTTCAAGTGTAGATCTAACTAGATATTGGTCCAGCATTGAGAATGGCGCCGAGCTTGGTTCTGATCCAATCCATATTTCGCTTAGCCATTGTTCAATATTCTCCGGCGATTGTTTCGGCAAAGTATGGTCGAAGCAAACGCTATAGCTTACTTCATTTCGAGTGGCTCGATCTTTGGTGAGGCGCTTCAAATCTAGCCCCCACTTTTCTACCCAGTCTGCACCGTACAAGTTGAAGGTGGTGGTTGATTGGAAAGTATTGATCCAATCATTTAGTGGGGCGCCAAATGCAAAGATGTCATTTCCAATCAGTTGACCTGCGTGCGACGACTTTCCCCATTCAACTAGAGCGTCCCAAGCCATCTGATGGGTGCCACTATCCCTACTCCAAGGCAGTCCATGAATGACTTCTCCAGCACCAATTACAACGTGATGTGAATTAAATACTCCGATGCCATGAGCTGCCAAAATCGACATCGATGCACGTAATTCTCCGTAGTACGCCAGATGCCTTGATATCGCATACTCTGCTCTGAACGTGGCTTTTAGAGATTCAGCGAAATAAGACCAGCCATCAAAGAGATGCAATATTGACGATACAGCAATAGACTCAGCGAGATCCGGTTCTCTATAGCTGGGATGCTTATTGTTTAGCACTTTGACTTTTGCGCTAACTCCATTTTGGAATTGGTTTGTGTGTGCAAGTAATCTGTTACTTCTGAAGTTGGCTGATGCTCTACTTAATGCATTGACCACGTCGGCTGGCGAGGCGTTAGCAAATAATGCTTTTGCGGCCGGGTTCATATGGTTCTCCGGCTTATTGCAGTGCGGTTAAGGCTGCGTCAGCCACTTCACTGTCGCGGCAGTTAGCGCTCACGTGTTCTAGAAGTAGTCGTTTCAAGTCAACGTAACCGCCGCTGCCTTTGAACCCTTTACGTATCATAATTTGTTCGGTGGACAATCCGGGTGCCGTTGATGTTCTCCAGTCGAAGCTGGCTAACGAGTCGGCAAGTGCAACGATTCTTTCTGCCAGTGATTGGCGCTTTAGGTTCTCTATCTCGCTCGTCACGCCGTCTTCTGAAGTACTGCCAAACTCGTCGGTAGGAAGCCACTCGTACAACGACCATTCATTTATTTTGCAGATAAAGATTTCATTTACAGCTAGCCATAGCGCTCGAATACCTTGGTCGGTATTGAGGAAGGTTTTCTTTCCAAACATTGCGGGTTCGAAATCTGCGTCGAGTAGGTCCGTGCGGTGCTCGCTTCTAAGTGCGATAATCCAATCTGAGCGATTGTCTTTAATAGAGCTAAGCAGTGAGCTACCAAAAAATATAAGAAACGCTGCTTGCTGCGCTCTATTCCACGGCAGAACTTCACTGGAAGCGTTTTTTATTTCACCAAAAAGCCCGCCCGTGCTTTTCTTTATATTTGCAGGCTTTATGAACGAACTTATTAACGTTCTTATCCATGCGGACTGTCTTACATAGGGGTTTTGTGGTGCGGCAAGCATGTCTATTTTTTCACGCCATGGGCTTAGTGGGTGTACCCACAAAGTTTCAACGAGCTCCTGCGCCCTAGCTTCTTTATAAACTTTATGCCCTTCTTTATCTAGCCAGTCCTCTGCACGTAATAATGGATACATGTCAAACGCAAGGCTGGTATTTATTTTTACTGGCTTAATATTAATTGACCAGAAAAGATAGGCTTGCCAGCTTATGTCAAGGCCATGAAATGCTATCACAGGCATTTCGAAATCTGGTGCGAAAGTTGTATCGTCAAAGGCCCACAAACGATGTTGCCCATCGATTACTTCTATTGGCGCTACACTTTGAGGCTCCCATATTTCGCTCTTTCCAAGTTCGGGAACTAGCAAGGATGCGAAATTTGGGTTGGATGGATCATCAATAACTTCTATCAGGTCGTTTGGCGCTACCGTTTTACCCATCCTTGCGTCTGTTGGGCGAAGTATATTGATGACGATACCTGTGGGCAGCCAGCCTGGCTTTCTGAGGGTTTCATGGTCGCCAGTATCCTTATTGTGCTCTGTAAGATCACAGTAAGGATAACCAAATTTAACAAACTCTTTTATGTGCTCAGAGCGCTTCGTGTCATGCCGTCTTTGTATGCCCAGATCTTCCGTCCGAGGCACACTTCCGTTAGTTTGTCTTCTATATATTGCTGAAAGTCGGCGAAGGTCGCCTGCTTTCATTGATAGAACCATAAACTGCTTGTTAGGCTTTGAGCGATAGTGGTCAGCGTCCCATTCAACTTTGTCCCACTCGGGCAGCCACTGATTGACTTTAAGTGCAGGTATCTTGGACTTCATAAGGCTCCTATTGAATTGTGAATAGCAAGCGACTGCCTGCAGGACTACTTATCAGTGGTGTCGGACGGATGAATATGCTCAGGGCAGGTTTGTCCCGCATCTGGCAGTGTTGTTCCACTAACTATCCACAATGCATATTGAGGAAATAGGCGAACTATAGCTTCTATTTCTTCTTCCTTGATTTCTCTATTACGTGCTGGATTTTTTAAGTTATTCCAGGTGTATCGGCTGATGCCGGTTCGTGCTTCTAGCTCCGGAAGTCTCATACGGGAGCTTTTCAAAATTTCTATAACCCGTGTCTTTATCATAACCAAACGATCTAACCCGGATCTATCCAAATGGGATCTTTATTGGCAAGATCCGTTTCGACTAGATCCAATTCGGATCTATCGGGTGGGGATTCTCACTCTGCCACGAATAGTGACGGAACGAGCATGGAACTGGAAGAGCTGGAACCTTCAAAACTGATCGGCCCACAGCAGGACGTGGAAACCGTAGAAGCCTGGGCGGAACGTAACGGCCTAACGTGCTCCATGGCCCGCGCCTGGGTCTACCGGGGCGTACTCCCCACCGTAAAGCTCGGCAAGCGCCGCATGATTAACAGCGCGCTGCTGCGTAGCTGGCTGCTGGAACAGGAGTGGACCGCATGAATCCTCCTCTCTATACGCAAGCCGCGTTCGCCGCTCTGGCCGGTGTGTCCGTGGACACGGTCGCTGGCTGGGTCAGGACTGGCGCTGTCGAGAGCGTGAAGCTGGGCAAAACCCGTCTGGTGCGTTTCCCGGGGGTTAACCCATGAGCCGCACAGACAAGCAATTCAAGCTGCGTATGCCTGCTGCACTCCGCGCCCAGGTCGAGCGGTCCGCTTGGGCTGCACGCCGCTCCCTGAACGCCGAAATCGTCATCCGCTTGGAATCCTCCTTCGCCCAGGTTGCGCCTAGCACCAATGAACAGGAGCGCTCCGCATGATCCGCGCCGTCTACGGAAAGCCAGGGGAGGGGATGACCCATGCAGAAGCCGGCCAGCTATCAACGCCTTCCGCACGCCCAGGATTGCGACTGCTCTGTCTGCTGGTCCAGACGCGAAATGGCGCAACCCGATCCCTCCCGGTCCACACAATGCGCCCAATGCCGCCCCGCGTATGCGCGGCCGATTCGCACGCTGCAAATGGGCTGCGTCGGTGGAATCTGGAAGCCTCTGCTCTCGGACTGGAAAGTGGAACCGGCCTTTATCTGCGAGAAGCACACGCCACCCGAGCGCCCCGCGAAGTGGTGGAGCGTTATCTACGACTCGGGCAAGCCAACGCCCTTCGTCCCGATTCACGAACCGTTCGAACTGGTGGGGTAGGGCGCAAGCGGATGCAGGTTCGCATCGCGGATCCCAACTGGCATGAGGTCGGTCGGGAGCTGACCGTTGGCGGGGAGCTGTACGGGCACGTCACCTATCGCCGCGATGTTCCTCTGTTCATTCCGTTGGACGGTAGCGAGCCAACGAAACACCGGTCCCTCGCCGAGCTGCGTCGCTATGTCGCTGAGCGTTATCAGGCTGAGCGCGTGGCCGAAGAGGTCCAGGGCCGCGCTCCCGGCTCGTCGGATCACGCTTTACCGATCCGGCGAACGGAAGCACGGGCGGAGCGCACCCTTGACCCTGCACGAACCGATACAGCCTCCGCTCGTGAGTGCGGGAGAGCTTTTCCCTCCCGCGCTCCCGAGCCCTCGGCGGCAAGAGCGGGATGACAAGGGCAGAGCCCTTGGTGTTAAACAGCGTTGCGGATGATTAATTAAATTAATGTTTGCTCAAGTGGAAAGTGTCAATTCAGCACTATTCGTCTCATTAAGAAATGAAGTATTGAATGTTTTAATACTTGATAAATAGTTGTTCCAAGAGCGTTTAAATACAGCTATAGATAACCCGGAAGCCAAGTAACAAGCCGATTGCAGTGAAATTGCTTTTTCACTCGTTCGGGATCGCTCGGCCTGCAGAAAGCAAAGCAGCGCAATAAAGCGCAACTAGAGAGAGGAAACACAAATGGCACGTTCGACTATGGAAGTTGCATTTCTCGGCACTCAACGCTTCGACGGTGAAGCGGGCCAGAAGTACATCAAGGTCTTCTACGGCGATGAACCGGACGGCAAGACCGAACACGGCCTGTCGATCATCGGCATGGCAGCAGCGGACGAAGTAGCCGACGAAATCTTCGCAGCCGGCGCCAAGTTCGAGCCGCTGCAACTGGTGCGCATCCACTTCGAGATTGCCCGTGGTGGCCAGAACAAGGGCAAGAATCTGGCGCTCCAGCTCGAAGCCGTCCAGACCCGCGCCGCAGCCGAAACCCCGCGCACCCCAGCTCAACCCCAGGCCAAAGCCGGCGACCCGGCCAAGGCCAACTAACCGGGAGGGGCGGCCATGCTGATCGATGACCGGGTGTACTGCGACTGCTGCGGAAACGACATGGGCAAGCTCATGGCGCTGCCCGCGCCGCAAAGCGACCTGTTGCCCGACCTCAGCCTGCCGCCCCATTTCGCCGTTTGCCCTGACTGCGAACCCTCCGAACAAACCGCCGACCTCGAGCAGGCCGGCGAATGAATTTCCTCGCCTGTGACGGTGACTGGCTGCAAGGCGCCGATGGTTCGCCCATCTGCTCTGGCTCGCTGGTCGCCCTCACGGTCGAGGAAATGCAAAGCCTCTACGGCTCTGCACTGACCTGGGACCAAGTCTCCGAGCTGCAAGGCGAAGCGATTGTTCTGTTCGCCACCGTGTTCGGCTTCCTGGTCCTGAAAAAAGCCCTGAAACAGTGAGGTATCACCCATGCAACTGAACAAGCACTTCATCAAGAAAATCGGCCTCGGCGCTGCCGTTGCTCTCTCGGCTGCTGCCGGCTCCGTCTACGCGGCAGTCCCGGCCGAAGCCACCACCGCGCTCGATACCGCTGGCACCGACGTCGGCACCATTGGCTGGGCGGTGTTCGCCGTGATCATCGCCGCGATGGCGTTCAAGTACATGCGCCGCGCCCTGTAACCGGGGTTTTGCGCACTGCATGTGCCGAAGCAAACAAACCCCGCTCCGGCGGGGTTTTCTCTTCCAGGGAAACGCCATGAGCTACGAACTGTACGTCCTGATCCTCACCACCCTGGCGTTTTATCTCGTGTTTTTTGGGCGGGTGTAACGATGGCCAGGTTTGTATTCGCGGTATTGGCGTCCTTGCTTTGGCATTCGACTGCGAGTGCCGCAATAACCTGGAGCCACGAAGAAGCCAAGTTGTTCGGCTATACCTCCGTGCCTTCAATTTGCCGTGCGGCTGAACCGTTCATCACTAGTGCATCCGGTAAGCCGTCTTTTTACTCATTTCACGAAATGCGCACCTCTGATGCCCGCTGTAAGTTTGTTGACGCGAACGGTGCGGGCTCAGGTGAGCTTTACGTAAAAAAGAATGGCACCGAGTGTGACCCCGGCCAGAACTATGACCCTAGTATCGGCCAATGTGCCGCGCCGCCTAGCGCCTGTGAATCCACCATCGGGCAGGTCGTCACCCACGAACACAAGATGAAAGAAGCCGTTGGCCAGCCGGTGATCGATCCGCCGGGCTCGGTCTGTGCCAATAGCTGCCAGTACGCCTTCGGCTTCACGCCGGCCAGCAACGTCTACGTCTACAGCAGCGGCGACCCTTCAGGGGTCTTTGGCGTTTACAGCTATACCGGCAACGGCATCGAGTGCAACGAAGACACCCGCAAGCAACCGGGCAACCCGGGCCAGCAGACCGACCCTGACGAAACCCCAACGCCCGATCCCGATAACCAATGTCCGGACGGCTACGCCTGGAACGGCACCTTCTGCAGCAAGGAACCACCGCCACCATGTGATCCCGAAGTCGAGGTGGGCGGCTGTGACGACACCGAGAACCCCGATCCCGATGAGCCCGGCGATGGCGATGAGGACGGTGAAGGTGACGGAGACGGAGACGGAGACGGGGATGGGGACGGCGAGGGAGATGGTGATGGTGATGGTGATGGTGAAGGCGATGGTGACGGAGACGGAGACGGCGAAGGTGAGGGTGATGGCGATGGCGAGGCCGAATGCGACCCGGCCAAGGACCCAAACAAGTGCGGTAAGCCCAGCGTAGAGGGTGAAGCCTGTAACGCCGAGATCAAATGCACGGGCGATGCCGTCCAGTGCGCCATCCTCCGCCAGCAAAAGGAACTGCGCTGCCACGCCGAAGAGCAGGCCGACTTTGAAAAGCACAAGCCGGCCATCGAATCCGCTGTCCAGGGCGACAAGTTCAAGCTTGAGGAAGGCGCCGAAATCCAGCTGCCGTCGTTCATCAACCAGGGCACCCGCTTCCTGCCTGCCACTTGCCCTGCCGCCGAGAGTTTCAGCCTGCGCACCGGCGGCGGGCGCTCCTTCCAGCTCAGCTACGACCCCCTCTGCCGCGCCGCCAGTGACCTGAGCGGCCTGTTCGTGGCCGTGGCTACCGTCCTGGCTGCCCTTTACGTGGGCCGCTCCGTAGGAGGTCAGTAATGCAGTTTTTATTCATCGTGCAGATGCTCGTCATCATCCTCGGCCCGCTGGTAAAGATGGTGCTGAAAATGATCGGTTTCGGCTTCGTCTCCTATATCGGCTTCAACCTCATCATCGGCCAGGCCCAGGACTACCTGTTCGGGCTGATGGGCGATGTGGGTCCGGTGATCCAGGGGATTCTCGGGCTGGCCAAGTTCGATGTGGTGGTGAACCTGTACTTCGCCGCTATCTCGACGCGCTTCATGCTCGCCGGGATCGACAAGGCAACCGACCGTCGTCGCAATCAGGTCTGGCGCAAGCCGGGCGGCACCTCTATCGACGCATAAGGAGGCGCCGTCATGCTCGTTATCCGTACCGGCAAGCCCGGCCATGGCAAGACCCTGAACACCATCCGCGAAGTCGATCAGAAGGCCCACGCCGAAGGCCGGGTCGTCTACTTCCACAACATCAACGGCCTCAAACCCGATCAGCTGCAAGCGCAGTGGTTCGAGTTCGAAGATCCCGAGAAGTGGTTCGAGCTGCCCAACGATTCGATCATCGTGGTGGATGAGGCGCAGGGCTGGTTCGGTTCACGCGATCCCAGGGCGCGGCCACCGGAGCACATCACCCGCTTCGAGACCATGCGCCACCAGGGCCACGAAGTACACCTCGTCACTCAGGACCCGCGCTATCTGGATGTGCATCTGCGGCGGCTATGCAACACGCACATCCACTATTGGCGCGTCTTTAAGTCCGCCCAGCTGCTGCGCTTCGAGTCGGAAGTGGTGGTGGAAAAGGTTGAGCTGAAAACCAGCTTCAAGGATGCCGACAAGAAGTCGCTGCGCCTGGATAAGCGCTACTTCGGCGCTTACACCAGCACCAACGCCAAGCACCACTTCCAGGCCAAGGTGCCGACCAAGTTCATCTTGGCCATCTGCGTGCTGGTCGGTGCGGGCATCCTCGTCTATCGCGCCTATGAGCGCTACAACGCCGAGAAAGTCGCGCTCGAAGCCACCAGCAGCGCGCCGGCCGGGAGCATGGTCGATCAGGTGCGCGATACGGTCGGGGCGTTTATCCGGCCAAGCGCCTCCGACGCCGAACAGGCCGCACCGCTCACCGTCGAGCAATACCTGGGCAAGCGAGTCCCGAGGGTGCAGGACCTGCCAGCATCGGCGCCGGTGTATGACGGCCTGACCGGCCCGCAAGCCTTCCCGAAACCGATCTGCATCTCCACCACCGACCGCGATCTGATCGCCCGCAACTACAAGCGCATGCAGGTAGGCGACAGCGATGAAGGGCTGACGGGGTGTCGTTGCAACACCCAGCAGGGCACGCGCCTGGATGTGTCGTTCGGCTTCTGCATGTCGGTCGTGCAGAACGGCTACTTCGACGACACCAAGCCTGATCCAGAGCCGCCACAAGCGCCGATGCACGCCGCAAGTCCGCCCCCGGTATTTGAACAGGCGATCGTCAGCGGCCTGCAGTCAGCCCCTAAAGGCTCGTCCGTGGTCGTGGTGCCCTATGAGAAAGGGCAATTCCTGTGGTGATGACCGTCAGCGCGCGTGCGCTCCGCGCTCTTTGCACGCACGGCGAGGCACGAGCCGGCGTGCAAACGCGCGCGCTGACGTCCCTGTAACACGTCAGATAAACCCAACTGAACAGTGTCAATTCGTTGCAATTTGGAGCAGAAGAGAATGAGCGTTAAAGACCAAATTCGTGTTGATCAGAACTTTCAGGAAACCCCAACCGGGCGACTGTTCTTCGATAGCCATTCGGCCAAGCTGACTGACCTGTCGGGCGTTCGCTTGCTGCGTTGCGGCGTCGATACAGTCCGCCAGCTGTACCGAGGACTGATCCGTCCCGAGGTCATGGCGCTGTTCGAGAAACCGGGCGTCATGGTCGAGTTCGCCGGGGAGTTCTGGCACGCCGGACGGGTAGGGCGGGACTCGGGCTACCAGTACAAGCTGCAGAACGCCGACCTCGGGTTCATCCTGCTGATCAAGAACTTCAACGCCAAGCTCGAGAACATCGGCCCGCATCTGAAAATCGAAGTGTCACCGCACGCCATCGACGCGCTGTCGCCTGAGCGCCTGCAAGAGCGGATGGACTACTACGCCGCAGCCGTAATGACACACCGCGAACGCAACCAGTGCGCTGTCCATCTGGCGTTGGATCTCCAGGGCTGGAAGCCTCCGGTGGATCTGGTGGCACGCCTGCACTGTCGCGCGCGGACGCACCGGGATATCTCGGGTATCAACGAGATCAACTGGGCGACCAAGTCCAGCGTCTACGGTCGTGGCGAAACATCCATGTTTGGCTCAGCTGGTGGCGTTCAGCTCTGCATCTACAACAAAACCGAACAGGCCCGCGCGACCGATAAGCTCGACTTCTGGGAAAGCGTCTGGCGTCGCCGGGATTCGTTCGATCCGGCCGATCCTGATAATTACGATCCCGAGGCGGACGTGTGGCGGGTCGAGCTGCGCTACCACCATTCGGTCATCCAGCAGTTCGCCAGCGGGTCGATCAGTGCCAAGACCGGCGAGGCCATTGAAACGGATTCGTTTGCGGCGTTCTCCGCTCATTTGGACGGCCTGTGGCGCTACGGGCTGTGCCAGTTCAAGTTGCTGCACCGCCCAGGGCAATACGAACCGATCTGGACGCTGATGCGTGATGACGTGCGGGTCGACGTGGCGGTCGATTCCCTGGTCGATGAAACGGAATACAAGCGCTACTACAAGACCTCAAGGGGCTTCTCGGGCAAGAACGTGGAACTGTTCCTGGGAAACTTCGTAAGCCTGCTGGCACGGGAGCGAGTGGGCGCTAAAACCGCATTTGATCGACTGAAGGATTGGGAATGCTGGCCGGTCATTCGTGACCACTACGCCGCCAAGGACATGAGCGAGCGTGATCTGTACAAGCACATCAAAACGTTGCTTCAGGAGCGTCACGTTCGATGGGGCAGAGCGGTCTGATGGCGATCCAGCAGCTCTCTGACGGTCGCTGGCGGGTCGACGTTGAGCCGGTCAAAGGCAAGCGGTTCCGCAAGACGCTGAAGACCAAGGCTGAGGCAATGCGCTTCGAGGCGACCTGTCGAGCCAAGTGCAGCGAATCTAACGATTGGGCACCGCGGCCAAAGGACAAGCGCAGGCTGTCAGAGCTGGTCGAGCTATGGTTCGACCTTCACGGCGTCTCGCTCTCCGATGGCGTTCGTCGTGTGGCGATCCTGCGGGCGTGTGCAAAGGCGATGGGCGATCCGATAGCTCGTATGGTCGATGGCGCGAAGATCGCCGCCACACGCGCGCGTTGGATGTCAGCTGGCGTCACCGGCAAGACGGCGAACAATCGCCTTGGCTACCTGAAAGCGGTTTACAACGAGCTGCACAAACTCGACGTGATCGACTATTCCTGTCCGTTCACCCGTATTCGTCCGGTTCGGCTGCAAGAGCGGCCCTTGGCCTACCTGACCAAGCCGCAGATCTCCGAGCTGCTCGATGCACTCCAGGCACGGACCACGTCTCCGCATCCGGCGATGGTGGCGCGGATCTGCTTGGCGACCGGGGCGAGGTGGGGTGAGGCTCAAGCGCTTCGACCGGAGCGGATTCGAGGCAACGCCCTGGTGTTTGCCAATACCAAGTCGAAGCGGGTGCGGATGGTCCCAGTAACGCCCGAGCTGGTGGCGGCGATCAAGAAGCACTGGCAAACCTACGGGCCGTTCACCAACTGCATTGGCGTGTTTCGGCTGGTCCTGCTCTCGACCACGATCAAGCCCCCACGCGGACAGGCAAGCCACATCCTGCGCCACACGTTCGCAGCTCACTTCATCATGGGCGGTGGGCATATCGTGACGCTGAAAGAGATCCTGGGCCATGCGTCGCTGAACATGACGATGAGGTATGCCCACCTCGCGCCTGAGCATTTGAACGATGCGATCAGGTTAGGACCGTTGGCCGGCGTCACGTTACCGCTCGCCTGCCAGTAATCGAATCAATTGAAGGAGGTGCGCCACTGGCGTACTATTCGTTT